TGTGTAATATTGTTGCTTTAAATTTTTAACTAAAGCTAAATCTCCCTTTGTAAGTTCTTGAAATTCAGGTGGTATAATACCTATTGTTTTAAATTGTCTCTCAACTCTTTTAGCTTGTTCTCCAAAACCTTTTCTAACTACTCTGTCTGCAAATGGCAAATACTCTTTATCAAGTATTGCTTTTATCTTTGGTCTTATTGCTACTGCACTTTGTAGTTCAATAAGCTTACCAGCCTGTCTTGGTAAATTAACATCAGCTAATGCTACTATCTCATCTTCTATCTTATCTAATGTTTTGGTTAATTGTTCGTAAAATTCAACTTCGGCTTTTTCAATACCTTTGATTCTGTAATTCGTTAAATCTTTTACTATATCTGACATTCATTAAACTTCTTCTTCTGCTACTGTTTCTTGTTGTACTTCGTCTTGTGTAAATTGACCAACTTCTGAAGCTGAGTCTATTTCATCAAATATGTCGTTTAGTTTTTCGTTGTCATCTACTACTGCTCTTGCAATCTCTTTATCTACTTCTTTCATAAATGTAGGAGACCCAATACTTAATGACTTAGCTTGTTGATAGTAAATAAGATCAGTTGCATAATCTCTAATATTAAATGAATCAGGATAGTTTATTTCGCCATCAAAATTAGCATTTTGGAATAGTGCATATAATCTAAATATTTGTTCTTCTGCTATTTGTAGATTGTCTGCTTTTTCTGATAGTCTTGCATTAAGTAATTCAAATTCTGTTTGTAAAGCTATTCCTGATGATACTGCTTGTTTAGATGTTCTTACTGCTCCTGTATGTGCTATTCTATTTATTGCACCAACTTTACCATTAATAGAATCCATAATAGCTTGTAAGTTTTGCCCTGATGGTTGAAGTAGATATGGTTTTAAATTAGGCTCTAATTCTTCAGGCATTTCTATTACAGCACCAGCACCAGCACTAGCATTAACCGATGGAGTCTTAACTAAACTAGGATGATTTGTTAATCTGATAAGCTGTTCTACTTCTGATAACTCATTGTAGATAGCTTTTTGTAAATCAGCTATGTCAGTTAAGTCTGATTGACCAATCCCCTTTTTGTGCGATTTGGAATTGTATAAGATAACTGCTGGTATCTTGCCAATCAGATTATCGGCAGTATCTATTACTGTCGGCTCGTCTCTGTCTGATTTAGCATAAACAGTTTCAATCCGATCAAGATACCATAATCTAAAGTAAGTACCACCATCTCTATCAACTTCTTCTCTTACTTTCAGATAATCTAATGTGTATTTTCCATTTATTTCTCTTTTGAAATTCCAATCTAAAACATTCTCAGGTGTTAGTATTGACATATATGGTCTTATCTCTTGTTCCAATTCCTCTGCTCTTGTATTCGTTGTGACTTTTGGTTTATCTAAAACTAAAAAACAATGACCATAAATAGAAGCATAGTTTTGAGCCTGTTTCATTACAGCATCAAAATGGTTTCCATCTAAATCAGAGTCTTTTAAGAAAGATTCTAAACTAGGCTCGTCAGCCATAGCACCAAAATCTCTTGATGCTTTTACTCTAAATAAAAATGATGAATAGATTTGTATGATATTTTTACAATGGTTATCACAAGGAGTATTACCAAGTCTTTGATTGTACTCGTTATCTAATTCTAAATTGTATCTGTTAAGATATTGACCCAATGTATAATCATAACCACCATTAAATGATCTTATAAAATATTCCCATTGATTAACATTTTCTTTATAATCTTTGTGTGTTTCAAATGCTTCGTCTCGTGAATATGCCATAGTCTATTTCATTGTCCATCTAATTGGTCTTGAACTTGGCATCTGAACTACTAAAGGTTTTATATAATCAATCATATAGCCTAATGCGTCATTCATATGGTCAAATCCATCTTCTTTATTCGGAATATTTGTATCTTCCTTGTATGTTTGTCTTTGTAATCCTTTTATCAATGTTTTGCAAGATTTGGAAACAAAAATATAACGATTTCCATTAGTATCTTTGAGTTTAGAATTTACTGCATTGATTCTATCTCTTACTGCTGGATGTCTTGTTTTGACTTTAACATGGAAGCCACCATTTTGTAATATTGATAAATCAGTTCTCCCACCAGCACTTGTTTTTCTTTGTCTTGATGCTGGGTCAGGATAGATAGTTATGTGCATCTTAGTTCCATATCTATCTCTTATCTCTTGTACCATTTCATCAGTATTACTTGAATAAATGACTACTTCATCAACAATGTATATCTTATCTTTTTCTATTTGTGCTACACAACATGACATTGGATTGACATTGAAGTCCATCCCAATATGTAAAGGTTTTTTATAATCTAATTGTTTTTCAATAACAGACTCAACAGGATGAAAATTATAATATATTGCTCCAGCATAATTCTCGAAAGTACCCTCAAACTCTTGTCTAAATGTTCTTTGATCTAAGTCTTGTCTAGCTTGTTCTATTTCTTCTTTAGTGACCATACCACCTTGTAAAGTAGTAAATTGAAAGCTATCCCAATCAGAGTCTTGCTTTCCTTTAAGGTACATTTCGTATGTCCAATTTCCATAACCTTTTGGAGTACCACACATAAGAACATGACCCAATGTATCTGATACTGATGCTCTTAATACTTCAAACCAAGTTCTTTTATCAATATCACTAAACTCATCTAATATTAAAAAGTTTAAACCTGTACCTCTTAATGAGTCAGGAGCATCACTAGATTTTAAGCTTATTGTACTATTTGTTTTTCTTATAGTTATTGTAAGTGTTGTTTCATTAATATCTTCTATCCAATTAAACTCGTTTAATACTTCTTTAAGTTTAGACCAACAAATATCTTTAGCCATCTTTAGTGTTGGTGCTACATACCATATCTTTTGATTAGGCTTTGATGCGTACTTCATCATCTCAGTTATAGCGAGATAAGTCTTACCAAATCTTCTACCTGATATTAAGACTCTAAATCTTTTATTGGATGATGATATGAGATGTTGTGGTTTTGTTAGAGTTATTTTCATTACAGCCAAACTTTATATAGATATTATATTTATTAACATCGTCTCTACCTAATTCAACAATCTTATCATAAGCTTTTGTATAACCATCAAGCATACATTCATAACCATCTTTATATGGAGTTTCAAATTGATAAGGTTGCATACAAGATGTTTTACCCTCTACAATCGCACACATTATTATGGTTAATACATATTCCATTTACTTTTTCTTCCTGTAATATTTTCGGTGTGTTTGAACTCTCCAAGTCCAATGGAATATTGCCCTTGATACTTTTCCTATCTTTTCTACCACCCAATCTATCATTGTTATATCTCACTTCGTTTTCGTATGTCCTATCTTCGTCAATCATATTAATCTAAAATTAGTTTTTTAATGCTTTTACTACCATCTATATTTAACTCTAACTCAGCCATCGTCTTTACACATTGATAATTTACTTTGCTATCTGATTTTAATTGTCTTTTAGCAACACGAGACCCTTTTAAACATTCTGATAATGATGTTTGTATTCTTGCTTCTTTAATCTCTCCATTAATAATCATAAGTAAAGCTACTACCATCTCTGTCATTAATGACTCCCATTTCTAAGTTTATCTATTATCTTTTGCATCGCTAACATCTGTTCTTTTAAATGATCTATATTTACTTTGTTATATCTTGATGCTTCTATTTCTTTTTCTATTGATTCTATCTGACCAGCTAAATGTTCTATAAGCATATACATCTCTAAGTTCTTTGGCTCTTGCTCAGCTTTTTTTAAGAGATCAGCCTGAAAAAGAGTATCTGCTGTTTCAAGTGAAGATATGCGACCTGTAAGATTTGCCCAACCCATAACTGCTCCACTAACAATAATAATTATCCCAATTAAATTAGCAAGTGGTAGCTGTAATTTAGAATCGGAACTTACTTTGATTGTGTCATTATCTTTCTTCATTTCTTCTTCCTTTTTTTCTTAGGCTTATCTACAAACATACTATCTACCCAAGCACACCATTTATCTAATGTTCCAAATATTAAATAACAAAACTTATCAATCATATCTTAAAACCTTTTCTCCAACTTCTCATAGCCCAATATACAGGAGATAAACTTTTTTGACCTTTTACATTGGCTAATATGGGTCGGAATCTAGCAAAGAAGCTTCTCTGTCTTGCTGGTATATTCTTTTTGATACTCATTGTCTTAGAGCCAAAATTAATCTTCTTAACTCTACCTGACCTATTATCTTTTACAAATACTTTGAATTTTTTAACATCTCCACGAGATGGTTTATTAAGTTTTACTGATCTACCTTTGTATTTAGCCATGCAAAGTAAATAACATTTATCATCTACAAATGCACCCAAAAAAATAGCCACTACTATCATTCATCACATGAAGATTTAAAGTATCTACATATCCTGAAAGTTTGAGTCTAAGAATATCACATACATCAAAACAAGTAGCTTCACTTATAATTTCTATACCTTTTAATATTTCTTTTGTGACAGGAATTAACTGATACACACCATCATTTAAAATTATAAGTTCCATTATCTTTTAAAATGTCTCTTTCTCCATTTATTGCAAACATAAGTATCTCTGACACCCTTAGTTCTAAATAGACCACAGAACATAAATTTTTGGCTAAAGAGTCCACATGACCCACAGCTACCTCTACCTGTTGATGGTCTATAATCTTCAGGCATCTGATATGGAATAAACTCTCCATTAGGATAAAACATTGATCTTTTATTATTCATCTGCCCTGTCCTTTATATTTTTTAAATGATCTTCTTTTGTTTTTATTCATTGATGAAGTATTTGGTCGTCTGCCAATAGAAGTACCTTTGTAAGTTTTTTCGTACAGTACAACTGCACCATAGACATTACCTTTTTTCTTTGCCATTTATATCTTTAACTTCTTCAGCCTGTGCTTCTATGATTAATGGTAAAGGCTCTGTTGTAGATGTTGTGTGAACTTTATCTACCATGTTAAGGTAGTTCTTAGAAAGCCATATCAAAAGCTTATCATTACCTTTCATAGCTTTCTCGTACATTCTTTTTCTTAAACTAGCTTTACCTTTGTTTTTATTAACCTCTAATAAATCGGCAAATCTTCTTTGTAATGTTCTTGCTGATATTCCTACAATGCTACCTATTTCTTCTTGTGTGCATCCTATTTGACTTAAATTTGCTAATACTTTTTCATCAATAGACTTTTGTGGTCTGCCTAATTGTTTCTTTTTTTCTGCCTTATTTATGTCGGATTTCATTTACTTATATCTCTATCTTTTTTAATTCTTTTATGCAACCAATAGGAAAAACATTCCTATCACTAAAACTTTCTTCATTCTCATCATAACTAGCAAATGTTTTGAGATGCTTCTTATCTTTAGAATAAACATAACCTGTAGTAGTCATCAAAGCTGGTTTCATTAGATCAAACTCTTTAGTTCCAGCATGACCTGAGT